TTTGAAAAGATAAAAGAAAACATATACAAAAATTAAAAATGAAATCACTTAACTCATCAGTAGAAAAGAAAGGTAAAACAGTAACTCAAATTATTACAGGTATTTCGGGCATTAAGAAAACATTTAGAGGAGTTAAAACTAAAACAATAGAACAAGGACAATTCACTCATTTTGAAACACAAGATGGTAGATTAGTTTTAATAAATGATAGAAATGTGATGTTTGTAGAGATATTTAAAGAAAATTGACAATAGACGCTAAATAAACTAGAATAAATTACCAGACAAAATAGCTGGCAAACGATTATTAGAGGACTCGTATAGAGTTCTTTTTTTATTGAAATGGCAAAAGTAGGAAGACCAACTAAATATAAACCAGAATACTGCGATAAAGTAATTGAGGTAATGGAGAAAGGTTTCTCAAAGGAAGCAGTAGCTGGTCATATTGGTATTTCTAAGGATACTTTATATAGATGGGTTAAAAAACATGATGAATTTTCTGACGCCATAAAGAGGGGAGTTGAAATATCGAGGGTATTTTGGGAAGAATTAGGAATTGAAATGGTAACAGCAGGACAAGGTAACTCAACTGCTTGGATATTTAATATGAAGAATAGATTTGGATGGAAAGATAAGAGAGAAATATCAGGAGATTCAGATAGACCACTCGGAGTAGTTGTACTACCAAAATTAAATGAAAACACTATGGAAACCACATCCAGGGCCACAAACGGAAGTTCTAAAAAGGACTGAGTTCGAGATATTATATGGTGGCGCTAGAGGCGGAGGTAAAACTGACGCTGGGATGGCATGGTTGTTAAGACCAGAGTACCTTAAAAATCCGAAGTTTAGAGCATTAATAATTCGTAAGAATGTTGATGATTTGAGTGATTGGATAGATAGAGCTAGAAGAATGTATAGAGGCGCTGGTGCAACATTTGCATACAGGCCGACAATTATTACATTTCCGACAGGTGTAATATTTAGAACAGGACATTTGAAAGATCCATCATCTTATGAGAAATACTTAGGACAAGAATATCAGAAAATGCTAATTGAGGAGTTAACGACAATACCTTATGAGGACTTTTATGAAAGATTGATATTCTCTTGTAGGTCAACAGTACCTGAATTAAAACCACAAGTATTCTCAACAACTAATCCTGGAGGGCCAGGACACGTTTGGGTAAAGAAGAGATTTATAGAAATAGCACCTTGGGGAAAGCCTTATCGTTATGAGATGATAATTGGAGGCAAAAGAATAGTAAGAGATAGAATATTTATCCACGCTAAGATTGAAGACAACCCAACTCTAGTAAATAACGATCCAGGATTTATCTTAATGTTAGAGAAGTTAAAAGATACTAATCCGGGATTGTATAGAGCATGGAGACATGGAGATTGGGATATAGTAGCAGGTCAAGTATTTGCAGAATGGCGAAGAAAAACCCATGTTGTTAAACCTTTTGTTATTCCTAAAGAATGGAAGAGATATATAGCAATGGACTGGGGAGTAAATAAGCCATTTTCAGTTGGCTGGTACGCACAGAATTTTGATGGTAGAACTTACTTGTACAAAGAATTGTACATGAACGGAATAGAGTTTGAAGCAAAATTTGGTAAACCATTAACTCCTAAAAGACTAGCTCATGTCATAATAGGAATTACTGGTAAGGAAAAATACGAATATTGTGTAGCTGATCCGTCAATGTGGAATAAATCAATAGGGGGTAGAGGAAGTAAAGCAATAGAAGGCGGTGAAAGCATAGCAGAAACAATGCTTAGAACTGGTCTAAAACTTATCAGAGCCGATAATGATAGAATTAACGGTCTAGGTAGGTACAGAGAAGTTTTAAGCGTTGCATCTGACAAATTACCTTGGTATCAAGTTTTTTCAACTTGTAAGGATACAATAAGAACGATACCTTCGTTAATTTACGATACAACAAAAGTGGAGGATGTCGACACAGATGGTGAAGACCACTGTTACGATAGGGATAGATATTTTTTTATGTCTAGACCAGCGCCTCCTAGAACAGAACCTAAGGTGCATAGAACGCCAATAGGAAATTACTATCGGAAGGTGGTGAGTAGATATGAAGAAGATCAGCAAGAAAAAGAGTTCCCAGAAAACTGGCTTGAAGAAGGTTAAACCAGAAGTATTTGATGGTGGCTATGGAGAGCTAGAGAGAGCATTGTTATATGCCGAAGATATATTTGGTAGAGCTATGATTCAATTTTGTGTTGCTGGTGAGATGGCAAGACAAATGAGAGATGGTGAGAAACTTCACCAGCTTCCTTGCATTAATCTTGTCATACTAGAAAAACACATTAAAGGTGAACCTAAGAAGTTTTTGAAGACTGTAATTGAAGGGCCATTTAAAGTTTCTAATATGAATTATAAGGTTACAAGCGATTTAGTTGAGTTTGCTTCACTAGATGGAGTACCAATTAGAGCAAAGATAATTAAGAAGGATATTAAATACTTTGAAAATTCAGACACAGTTTTCTATGGTGTAGGAGAATATAGAATTCCTAATCCTTGGGATAAATACTGGAAAGTTAAGAATTTAGTTAGATGATTGAAATATTAGTTATAGTAGCTTTATTAGGCTATATAGGTTGGAAAGAGTATAACTCTCGTAAAGAGAGAGATGATTTAATGGATAGGATAATGTCTAAAGATATAGATGATTTGGCTAAGATTAAAATAGTTAAACAAACCAAGATTAAATCAGAACCAGAGCCAGAACCTGATTTAATATCAGTTGATAATATGGATGTAGATAGTAAAGAGTTTGAGAGTGTAATGAAACAAGACAATGGCTAAAAAAGAAAAACTAGATAAATACTCCACATCACGAATGGAGTCAAGAGAAATAGGTCAAGCTATTGAAGATATGCAAACAATAGCTGAGAACAGACGCAGGTCGCATGAGAAGAGATGGTATGACAATAACTTCTTTGATGATGGCCACCACTTCAGATTTCTTAGTAGAAGCACAGGTAAGATAGTCGATTTAAGTAAACGAAGTAGTATTTTCCAACCATTAAGAGTAATTCCTAAAGCCTCAAGACAAATTAGGGGAGTTGTTAATTTACTAATGCAAGGCGATTTTGTACCTATTGTATATCCTGAAAAAGTCTTAAAAGACAATTATGAACAACCAGGAGAATATGACCAAGCACTTCAATTATCTAAAACAAGAGCTAGTAGAATTGGCCATTGGGTTACAGAAGAGTGGAAGAGTTTAGATATGTTTACTAAATTGGCTGAAATGGGATTATTGACTACTAAACACTCTATAAGTTATATGCAAATATGGCCAGATGCAGTAGATGAGGCTATAAAAACTCAAGTATATGACGCATTTGACATATTCCTTCTTGGGAATTTAACAAGTATTTATGATTCACCATTTATGATTAAGGGCATACCCCAGCAAATAAGTAGAATTAAAGCTAACGAAAACTTTGATGAAGAACAAGTAAGAAAGATTAATCCCGACAATAGATTCGCCTCAAGTGAGATTAAAGAGGCATATATGAACTCCAGATTTAGCAAGATAGGTAACCAAGACGCTGCAGCAACAGTTATTTTAAAAGAAGCATATATTAAAGAGTATCTTAACAGTTACAATATGGAAAGGATTAGAAAACAAGAAGATGGCGAATTTATACTTAAAAACAAAAAAGAAGGCGATCCAGTAGTTAGACAAGTATTTTCAGCTGGTAATATCTGGTTGAGAGATGTTTATACTGATTTACCAGATTATCCATTTGTTGATTTTAGGATGGAACCAGGGCCAATTTATCAAGTTCCTTTAATTGAAAGATTTAAGAGTGCTAATAAATCACTGGACTCTGTATCTTCAAGAATAGAGAGATATATTCATACAATGACTACTGGTACTTGGTTGGCAAGAAAAGGCGAGAAAGTAGATATAAACAATATAGCAGGTGGGCAAATATTAAGATATGAAAATGTTCCACCAGTTCAAGGAAATATGGCTACTATACCAGCACACGTATTTAATTATATGAACTTCCTAAATAGTGTAATTGAAGAGCAAGGAGTAACCACTACTACGTTAGGTAAACTTCCTAAAGGTGTTAAAGCTAACGCAGCTATTGAGAGCTTAAAAGAGTCTGAATTGTCTAATTTAGTCATAGCTAGTAGACAACTAAAAAGAACAGTTAAATTGATAGCTGAGAAGATGTTAGATATAGCTGATAATTACTTTATAAGTCCTCAATCAGTAATGATGATGGAAAAAGGCGAACCTACTTACTTTGACATAATGGGACAAAGAGGAATAGACGGTAGAAAGAAGCTGGGTATTAAGGTTCCAGAAGACATAATACCTATTAAAAAGGATTACAATATTGAAATAGAGGTAAAGAGCGGTTTAGGTTATACCCAAGAAGGTAGAAGAGATGCAGGAATGCAACTTGGAGAATACCTTAGAGCTTTAGCAGCTGAAGGATATATACCTCCAGAAGCAGTTAAAATATATGTCGAGAAACTATTAGAGACATTCCAATTCGGAGCAACTGCTGAATTTATGAAAGCAATGAAAGATTATAAAGGTGGGCCAATGACTGATGAACAACTAATGAAGATGAAAATAGCTTTAGCTGAAACTATTAAAGATAGCGGTATAAAACCTTCAGAAGCCGACAAAGCAAAAGAGAGTAAACAAAGAGTCCAAGAATCTAAAATAGGTATGGCAGAAGTAGTAAAGGATTTACAGACAGGAGGCCAATAATGCCTTTAACTAAAGAAGGTCGAAAAGTATTAGCATCTATGAGAAAACAATATGGTGCTAAAAAAGGTAGACAAGTATTTTATGCTTCTATTAACAAGAAAAAGAAAGGTAGTTCTAAGTGGCACGCAAAGTCAAAGAACTATGATAGTAAAACAGTTAAATTAGCAAGGAGCATGAAATGAAAGTATATATAAAATATTCATTTATATTTGATCCAGAGGATACATGGGCATATAAAGAAGACTTAGATAAAGATTTAGCTCTATTCTTTCGTACTAAAGGGTTTGATGCCGAAATAATTAAATCTTCAGGAGATAAAGAACAAGAGGTTATGCTCTATATTAGTAAATCAGAACAGGGAGTGCCAGTAGCGAAAGAAAAAACTGTTAAACAAAGGATAGCTCAATTAAGACAAAAACGTACTCCAGAAGGGAGGTTTACAGATGGCAAGCCAAGACGCAATCCAAGATAGAAATAGATTTCCTGGATTAATAGCACATTCAGGAACTTCAGGTACAGCAGAACTAAGAAAAGTTGTTGCAACTTCAGGTGGTGCAATAACAGCAGGAATTACTGATGGAACTAATGATTTATATATATGGGGTAGTGGTGCAATATCTGTAGCAAAAGCTGTTCATTGGAGGGTAAAAGAATCTAAGGAGTTTATGGCATCTTATGAATGGGACGATTTAGCTAATGGAGGTACTGCATACTTTCATATTAAAACTGGTTCAGCAAAAACAGCTCATGGAAATATTATAGTATATTCAGATAATAGATCGAGAATTAATCTTTACGAAGATTCTAGTTTGAGTTCTGATGGTACAGCAGTTACGGCATATTGTATGAATAGAGAAACTGATGGTACACCAGTTACATCTATTTACCATACAGCTAGTGTAGGAACAATTGGTACGAAACTAGAGTGTGGAATATTAGGTGCAGCAGGTAAATTTAGTACAGCAGGAGGAGAAACAACAGGAGCTTATTGGTTATTAAAACCAAGTGAAGATTATATAGTTGAAATTGTAAATACGTCAGGAACAATAATAGATGTTTGTGTTGGTTATCAGTGGCACGAACATACTGCTGCATAATTGACATATTTGAATTAATTTAGTATTATTTAGACAACTAGATAAAATAGCTAGTCAAGTCGGCGAATTAGAAGGTCAGACAAATCTGGCCTTTTTTTATTGGCCAAGATTCTTACATTACCGATAGGTTGGTGCAGAAAGGAGGTGAATAAAATATGGCAGATAAAGATGAATTTTTTGACAAAAAAGATGTTGCTGATGAAAGTCAGGAGACTGAAGATGTCAAAACAGAGGAAGTACCTGAAAAAATAAAGGTTGGTGATAGCGAATACACACCTGAAGAGTTAGATAGATTAGTTACTCTAGGGAAAATAGGTGTAGAAGCTGAAAGCAAGTTTGATACAAAAATTGATAGCGTTTGGCCTAAGTTTCAAAAGACTATTAACGAGAAAAAGGAACTTGAAACTAAATTAGCTGAAATAGAAAAAGCTAAAACTGAAGCTAAACAAGAAGCTGGTCAAGAACTTTCTGAAGAAGAAACTAGAAAACTTGCAAGAGAACAAGCTAAAAAGTTAGGTATTTTACTCGATGAGGATTTTGATGCAAAGTATGTTCAGAGAAGAGAAGCTGAAAAGCTACTTGAAGATACAAACCTTGCAGTTGAAAATGCTAGTGAAAAATACAACATTAAAACAACACCAGAATCTTTACTAAAACATATGCAGGAAACTGGTATCAAGAATCCTGATAAAGCATTGAAAGATATGTTTGAGGAACAAATAGACAAATGGAAAGAAAAAGAACTTAGTAAGAAAAAAGGATCAGGACTGGTAACTGAAGAGTCATCAGTCGCAGGTAGTAAGACGCCTACTGAAACAAAAACGACTAAGGGTAATTTAGCAAAACATATTAGAGAGGCACTTTATTCAACGAAAGGATAAAACCTAAAGTTGAGTTGGGCATACTAATTGTATGCCTAGCTGAGCTTTAGCTCGGAAAGGAGGTGAATATATAATAATAACATGACTGTATTAATAAGCGATGTAACAAATGCGTTACAAAAGGTCATCATGCCTTTTATTAAGGACAATCTACCAAAAGAGACTATTCTTCTGGATCAGTTGAAGAGAAATTCTGGAGTAACTTTCATGAATAACTACTTCTATGCTCCTGTTAGAACAGGTCGACACGGTGGAATTGTTGCTTTGGCAACAGATGACAGTAGCACAGTCTCAGGTAAATCTACAATAAGCCAAGCAAGTGTAGGAGTTAAAATAATGACAGGTTCGTTCGATATTTCCAAATTGGTAATCGATGCGACCAAAACTACAAAAGGTGCGGTTGAAAATATGCTCACCCATCAAGCAGAATCTTTGGCTTCTGATTTCGCAAGATCAATTAATAGACAATACTTTAGTGATGGTTATGGTGTAGTAGCAAAAGTACGAGCAACTGGTGGATCAGTTGGTGCAGGTACTGCAGCTATAGAACTTCCAGACTCAGACACTGATGATGGTAGGGTAGCTTCAGATGTTTATGGAACCGTAAATGGTGATATAAATCCTTTGAAATATCTTACTGCTAATCAGATTGTTGGTATTGGAACGGCAGCAGCCGATTTAGGCACAATATCCTCAGTAACAGGTTCGTCTATTGTTGTAACAGGTAACCCAGCAATTGCTGCTAACGATTCCATTTATTTAATGGATGGTAGTGGAGCAGGTGCGGGTTCATCTGAAATTGAAGGTTTGCGCAGAGCAATGCCTTCTTCTACCGCAGGTTCTTATGCTGGAATAGCAATAACAGAAACTGGTTGGGAGAGACAATTCGGAAGTGTTTCCGAAGCCTTAACTCTTAGTAAAATGGAAGATAAATATCTTTCAGCTAGAGAGTATGGATATAGTGGCGATAGATATGCTATTTTTGTTAACAAAACACTCTACAAGAAATATGGAGACATATTGACTGCTATGAGGAGAGTAGTTAACGAAACTGATTTATTGGGTGGTTGGACTGGTTTAGAGTTCGCAGCAGGTGCAGGTAAGGTTGGAGTTTTCCTAGATTATGATGTTCCCGATGGGGAATGTTTGATAATCAACTTGGATTCTTGGACAGTTTGTCAAGTTTCCGATATTGATTGGATGGATGGCGATTCAGCTTCCACAATGCTTAGGAGAGCAAGCAAAATTACTTATCAGGCAACGATGGTTTGGTTCACAAACCTTTTGTGTCTATGCCCAGCAGCAAACGCAAGACTCACTCAGAAGACTGATTAACGGTGGTTTTTGGTCGGTTTGACTATCGATGAGAGGAAAGGAATAACGAACAAATAAATTATTTTGAAACCTTGAATCAAACCGACCTGTATTAAGAATAAATATGGACAATATAAATCCAATGGATAGAAAGTTTTGGCCTAAAGAACCAGAGATAGGTTTTAGTCCTGCACATAATAAAAGTGTTATCGAAAGAACAATTAAAAAGAATGATAAGTTGAGAGAGAGAAAGATAAGAGAATATAGAGAACAACTTAGAGAGAGAACCGATGCGGTTGCCAGCTTCTTAAAGAAGAAAAGTTGGGGATATGGCAAGCCTATCAGTAAATATCTAGGTAGGAGAAATTTAGCTAAGTTAAGAGCTGAAGACATTATTACGAAGATTAAAAATGTCAAGAAACAAAAAAAAGGCTCGTAGAAGAGAATATACGAGGATGTCTTTAAGAGATATGTGTAGAACAGCGGGCATAAGCCCACAACAAAGAATAATAATGATTAGATATATAAAACAAAAAAATAAGGGGGTGAGGTAAATGGGATTAAAAAAACATAATCCAGGTATTAGATTTAGTGGTATTCAAGTAACACCGGAAGAAATTGATAGGTATGAAGTATATACAATTATCAATCCTTCAACTAATGAAGCTTTCCTTGGTACTTGTGCCGTAGCAGGTACATCAGCAACTGAAGCATTGGTTTTAGATAATGTACTTCTTGATTATCCAAGAAGTTTAGTGGAAAAGACCAATTTGGTGTATCCATTACTGAAGAATTTGCTATTACTCAGGCTGAGAATGGAGGTACTCAACCAGGAACTAAGGTATTTTCCTCAGTTCAGAGTGGTACTTTCGCTATTGGAACAGCTGTTGGAAATGGTACAGTTTCACTAGGAGTTGGAACTTCAGGAACGACTGCTCTATTTGGACTTCCTTTCAAAATTGGAGCCGTAACTGATGTGAAGTTAATGAACTACACAGCAGGAACTGGAGCTATTGCTATTGGTGGTGGAACTATTGCAGCCTTTGTAGGTACGCAATATAGCCACATTAAAGCACCTGCAGATATAGTTGGAACAACCTCATATCAGATTTGGGCAAAACCAACATATGATGCAGACAATGATGCTAGAATGGCTAATATGTCTCAACAGACATAAGTTGACCAGATAATCTAGTAGTTATATAATATAAGGGTGGACAGTCGCTAGGGCTGTCTGCCCTACCTAGCATGAAGGGAATATTTTACGAAGGCGATATATATCAAAATAGAATAGGACACATTGTTTCCGAGATCTTCAGAGATGGAGTTTATAAACCATATTTTATTAATAAAAAAGACTTAGTAGTTATTGATATTGGTGCTAATGTTGGTATTTTTACTCTCTTTGCTTCAGAATACGCTAAAAAGATTTACTCCATTGAACCTGCCACAATGCATTTTCAGTGTTTAGCTCATATGATTAAGTTTAATAATTTTAAGCATGTTGTGCCTATTCAAGCTGCAATTTCCAATAAAGATGGAGTTGCTCCATTATTTCTCAATATTCCTAATAAAACTTCATTTAATCTAACAGGACTTTCAGATGGTAAAATTCCACCTGAACAAGTTAAAACAATTAGATTAGATACTTTATTTGAACAAGAAAAAATTAAACACGTTGACTTTATGAAAGTGGATATAGAAGGTATGGAAGCAGATGTGTTTTGTGGTGATGGGTTTGGAAATATTGCTGATAAAGTTGATACAATTGT